AGCCCACGATTGGCATCAGCGACCACCTGACGGTCGTGCCGGGCGTCCTGGGGCTTTCTACAGGGGCGTTTGCCCCGGACGTCACCGCGTCAGACCACCAGACGGCCATCCCGACGACCGCTGCCCTGCTGCTGACCGGCTTCGCTCCGTCCGTGGGCTCTCCGATCACCGTCACGCCGGACGTCGCGACCCTCGCCCTGACGGCCTTCGCCCCGAGCGCCTCGACCTCCGAGCACCAGGTCGCGACACCAGACACGGCCACGCTGGCCACCTCGACCTTCGCCCCGGAGGTGAGGGTCGATCAGGTGATCGTGCCCACCACGCTGTCGCTGGCGATGACGGCCTTCGCGCCGGACGCGATCGTGACCGACCAGGTGGTCGTCACGCCGACCACTGCGACCCTGACGCTGACCGGCTTCGCTCCTTCCCTTCAGCCCCCTTCTGTTCTGGGCGAAATCACGCTAGGGTCCAGCGAGATGATGGTTGCGCAGTCAATGACCCTGCTCAACACCGTGGAGGTGCGCCTTGGCTAGGCCGTTGGACCTCGGGCTGCTCGCTGTCGGGTCGGCCCCGATCCTGTACGCCAGCTTCGCGGTCGATGATGTCCCGACAGACCCCACCGCCGTCACCTTCAAGTGGCGCATCGGGACCGGGTCGGTCACCACCTACACCTACGGCGTCGGCTCGGAGATCACGAAGACCGGGACTGGCGAATACCAGGTCCAGTTGAGCGTCGCCACCGCCGGTCGGTGGTATGGCCGCTGGGCGGGCACCGGAACCCCTGCTGCCGCATCGGAGGTGACCTTCGGTGCATGGACCAACTTCTGAGGTGAGCTGATGGCGCTCCGACCCGACTATGCAACGCTCGCCGAGTTCAAGACGTTCCTGCGCATCCCGATCGACGCGCAGGGCGGTGACAACGACGATGACGCCCTGCTGACGATCGCCCTGAACGCCGCGTCGCGGGCGGTCGAGACCGCCACCAACCGCCAGTTCGGTCTGAACGGCTCGGCGGTGGCTCGCCTGTTCACGCCGAGGTACGACTCGTCGCTCCACCGGTACGTCGTGCAGATCGACGACCTGATGACGATCACCGCTCTCGTGGTCAAGACCGACCGGGACAACGATGGCGTCTACGAAGAGACGATCACCGACTACGCCCTGAGCCCGGCCAACAGCGACGGCAAGCCGTGGACGGACATCGTCTTCGGACAGGGCGTGATGGTGTCGACCGCCGCTGGGTCCCTCGAAGTCACGGCCGACTGGGGCTGGACCACCGTCCCGGACACGATCAAGCTCGCCACGCTCCTTCAGGCGGCTCGCCTCTTCAAGCGCCGGGACGCTCCGTTCGGCATCGCCGGTAGCCTCGACCTCGGGAGCGAGCTGCGACTGTTCGCGAAGGTCGACCCTGATGTCGAGGTCCTGCTCCGGAGCTTCCGTAGATGGTGGGCAGCCGCATGAGCGAGATCGACCTCGGCGTGACGATGGACGCCCTGGCTGCCAAGCTCGAAGACGGCGGCGTCAGCAAACGCATCTACGCCTGGCCGGTCGACTCCGTGGCGCCTCCGGCAGTGGTCATCGGCTACCCGACGGCCCTCGACTTCGACGTGACCTTCGGGCGGGGCTCTGACCGGGCGGTCTTCCCGATCTACTTCGTCGCCGGGAGGATCAGTGATCGGACCACCCGGGACGCCCTGTCCGTCATCGTCACCGGCGCCAACAGCATCAAGACCGCCCTCGACGGACCCCTCAGTTCGACCCTCGGGGGCACCGTGCGCGTGACGGATTGTCAGGTACAGGAAGTGACGGTAGGGTCGATTTCGCTGCTTGCAGCGGTCTTCTCGACAGAGGTGGTGACGTAGTGGCAGTTCACGGCAAGAACACCGAAGTGCTGCTGGGGGCAATCAACCTCAGCCCGTATATGAACTCGGCCGATTTCTCGATCGACGTCGACACGGCTGATACCACGACCTTCGGCTCGGCCTGGAAGACAGCGATCGCTGGGCAGGCTGGCTCGAAGGCCGACTTTGCCGGGTTGTATGACCCGGCTGTCACCGCGATGACCGACCTCCTCGGCACCGACTTCGGGACGATCCTCTCGTATGCGCCCGGCGGGGCCACGGCGATCGGCGATCGGATGCGCCTGATGTCGGTCGCTGAGACCGCCTACAGCGAGTCCTCGCCCGTCGGCGACGTGGTCGCCTTCAAGGTCAGCTTCATGGGCTCAGGCGTGGCCGGTGACGCGGCCCTGCTGCACCCGCTGTCCGAAGACACCAACACCACGACCGGCGCCGAGAAGGACGACACAGCGGCGACGAACACCGGTTGGACAGCTCACCTGCACGTCACCGCTGTGGACGGCGGAAGCTGGGTTATCCAGCTTCAGGACGCTGCCGTCACGGACACCCATTCGAACCTGACCGGCGGAGCCTTCACGGCGGCGACGGGCCCGACCTCCCAGCGCCTCGTCTCGGCAAGCGCGACGACGACGTTGCGGCGGTACATCAGGTACGTGGCCACCCGGACCGGTGGCTCTGCGGGCGATGGGATCACCTTCTCGCTCAGCTACGCCAGAAATGCATAGGGAGTAGATCGATGGCCTTCGTCCACGGAAAAGCAGCCACCCTGAGCATCAACGCTCAGGCCATCACCCCGTACTGCGACAGCGTCGATTTCGGCGTTGATGTCGAAACAGCGGATACGACTACCTTCGGGGCAGCTTGGAAAACCGCCCTCGCTGGCATCCCCGGCGGCAAGCTCGACGTCTCGGGCGTCTACGACTCGGCAGCGGCTCCCGGCCCAGCCGCCGTGTTCTGGGCGTGCATCGCCGGTGGCGTGCCCGTCGCCGGTGTCTTCAAGCCCGCTGGCACCACATCGGGTACGTGGACGTGGACGGCGGGTCTGCTCGTGACGTCCTACAGCGAGTCCTCGCCCGTCGGCGACAAGGTCACCTTCAAGGCGTCGATGATCCAGGTCGCCCTCCCGGTCCGGTCCGCGTAGCCGATGGCCCTTCCGGTCAAGGCACTCGCTCGGGACTCGGTCCTCATCGGAGACGAGAAGGTCGAGTTCCGGGCGATGTCCCGGTCCGAGGCGCTGAAGCTCGGCAACTACAGGGGCAAGGAGGACGAGGCCGAGATCTTCATCCTCCAGTGCGGCACGAGCTGCACCGACGACGAGGCGAAGGCGTTCCTCGACGCCAACGACACGGCCACGGCGGGCCTGCTCATCGAGGGCATCCTCGCCCTGTCCGGGCTGACCCCAGACACAGGAAAGGACGCCGACCCAAACAAGTCGTGAAGGCGTTCGAGCGGGCCTTCATGGAAGGAGACCTCGACCCGTTCGACTACATGCTCGCCAGTGAGTTGGGGATGACGATCAAGGACATGCACGACGCGATGCCGAACAACGAGTACCTCTCCTGGCGGGCGTTCTTCACCTACCGCACCGCCATGCAGGACCTCGCCCTGAAGGAGCAGCGTCGTGGCCGTTGAGGTCACATTCCGGGGCTTGAAGGAGGTGGGCACCGCCTTCCGTCAGGTCGACCGTGAGCTGCCCATCGAGCTGAAGCTGTCGTTCCGGGCGATCGTCACCAAGGTCATCGGCCACGCCCAGTCCCGCATCCCGCACATCACCGGCAGGGCCGCTGCCTCGCTCAAGCCCCGGGCCACCCAGAAGGGCGCGGCCATCGCCTTCGGCGGCACCGCTGCCCCGTACTACCCGTGGCTCGACTTCGGTGGTCGGGTCGGGCGGAACCGGAGCATCAGCCGGCCCTTCATCAAGGAAGGCCGATACGTCTACCCGACCATCCGGGCTGACCGGGAGATGATCATCAAGGACGTCGAGGACGCGGTCGAGCACACCGCCGAGAAGGCAGGCTTCGAGACCCGTGGCTAGGCTGACGCTCTGGAAGCGACAGACAGAGGGCGTCCCCTGCGAACTGTGCCACGGGGATCGGCTCCGACGCTGGCGTGAGGGCATGGCCCAGAACAGCCTGACCCCTGATGAGTGGCCCGCTCCGGTGGTGCCCCTGTTCAAGGATGACAAGCGGCTCCGGGCTCACCAGCGGGACAAGCACTGATGGCGCGCCAAGTAGTCGTCGAGGTTATCGGCGACGCCAGCAAGTTCTCGCGTGCCACGAGTACGGCTGTCGGGAACGCGGGCAAGCTCGATACGGGGCTGCGCAGGACCGCCATCGGCGGGGCCATCGCTGGCGCCGCCATGAGCGTCGTCACCAAGGCCATCGACTTCGTGGGCAGCTCGATCACCAACTCCATCACCGCCGCATCCGACCTGTCCGAGACGGTCAACAAGGTGGGCGTCGTCTTCGGGTCGGCGGCGAAGCCGGTGCTCGACTGGGGCAAGACGGCAGCCACGGCGCTGGGCATGTCGAGCAATCAGGCCCTCGCCGCCGCTGGCACCTACGGCAACCTGCTCGTGTCGCTCGGGCTCACGGGCGAGAAGGCCGCTGACATGAGCATGGAGATGGTCAACCTCGCCGCTGACATGGCGTCGTTCAACAACGCCTCACCGGCAGACACGCTGGCCGCGATCCAGTCGGGCCTGGTGGGCGAGATGGAGCCGCTGCGCAAGTTCGGCATCAGCCTGTCGGACGCGACGCTGCGGGAGAAGGCCATGTCCATGGGGCTGGTCACGACGACGAAGACGGTCCTGCCCGCGAGCATCAAGGCGCAGGCGTCCTACGCCCTGATCCTTGAACAGAGCGGCTCGGCACAGGGCGACTTCGCCCGGACCGCAGATGGCCTCGCCAACAAGCAGCGGATCGCCAACGCCGAGATGGAGAACGCTCAGGCCGTGATGGGCGCCCGGCTCCTGCCGGTCATGCTCGCCGTGATGGGCGTGGTCACGCAGTACCTGATCCCGGCCTTCAGCGCCATCGCGGACATCGTCGGTGGTGTCGTCGGGCCCGCCATCCAGTTCATCAGCGAGCGCATGGACATCTTCGGCCCGATCGCGCTGGGGCTCGGCATCGCGGTTGGCGCAACACTCGTCCCGGCGTTCATCGCGTGGGCCGCAGCGGCCATCGCTGCTGCTATTCCGATGGTCGTCCTCGCCGCACCGGTCATTGCCGTTGGCCTCGCGATCGGGGCAGTGGTCCTTCTCGCGATCGAACTCGCCAAGGTTCTCGGCATCACCCTCCCAGATGCGGTCACCAAGGCGACGGACCAGATCGGCCAACTGGCTGAGATTCCCGGCGAGATTGCGGGCAACATCGCCTCCGCCAAGGGCGTCGTGGCGGCTGGCGCAAACACGGGCATCACCGTACCAATCGTGAACGCGACCCAGTTTGCCCATCAGCAGTCGGTGAAGATCGCGGCGAAGACGCCACACGAGGTGGCCGATGGGCTGCGCGACGGCATCTTCGACGTCAAGGGCGCGATGACCGACCTCAAGGACGCGATGGCCAACACGCTGTCTCCGGTGAAGGAGATGGCCGCCATCGAGGGCTTCCTGACGGGCAAGTTCCTCGCGAAGGGCTTGAACGACAAGCGGCCGTCGGTGGCTGCCGAGTTCAGGGCCTACAAGATCGATGCCGAGCTTCGGCTCAACGAGCTGAAGCGCAACGCGGCCATCGCGGGGCAGGACACGGGCAAGGGCTTCGGTAGCGGCATCGGGGGTCAGGCAGCGCACGTCGGGCGTCGTACCGCCGAGGTGGTCAGCAGGGCTCGCGACAAGTTCAAGATGGCCGACGACGCCCGAGTGTGGGGCAAGAACACCGGCACCGCCTTCATGGAGGGCATCGCGAAGGGTGTCATGCAGGGCACTGGCGGCGTCATGATCAGCCTGACAAAGATCCAGGGCATCCTTGAGGCTCACTCGCCTCCGGGCCCTGAGTCGCCGCTCCACAACATCGACAGGTGGGGCGAGGCTACGGGCGAGGCGTTCACCACGCCCTTGGCGAAGGCCATCAGCGGCGGCATGACCCACGTCCGCAACGCCCTCACCTTCGGCTCGCTCCCCTTGCCCGCCATGGCCCTCGCCGGTATGGCGGGCAGCGCAGCCGGTGGCATCGGCGGTAGTGGTGTCACCGTCGTCTTCAACGGCCCGGTCTACGGTGATGACCTGGAGGACCTCGCCAACAGGATCGCCTTCAGGCTCCGGACGGTCGGCTAGTGGCAGCGCCGGTCCTGACGATCGGAGCCGTCAACCAGACGGCGAAGATCCTGAACAACACGTTCCGCTACAGCCTCAACTCGCTGGACGTGACGCTGTACGACCCCGCGACCATCCCGGCGGTCGGCAACGCCGTGACCTCGACCAACCCGACGTGGGCCGGTGCGGTCGCCTCGGTCAAAATCAGAGATAACGGCAAGACCGGCCACAAATTCGTCACGATCACCGCGACCAACACCGACGAGGCGATCGCCAACCCGGCGCCGTTCGACCTGCGCGACGTCGATGGCGACTTCCGCAACCTCGAAGTCACGACGACCCTGCACAACGGCGTGACCGAGATCCGGGGCACGCTGGAGACGTTCCTCGCCGGGCTCGACCCGGGCGACGTGTTCGAGCTGACCAGCGCGACGCACGGCTACACGGCTGAGGAGTTCTCGATCCGGGAGATCAGCGTCGGCTGGCTCAAGAGCACAGGCTCCACCACGCCCCTGTTCCGTATCGCCTTCGGCGACCCGATCGTGACCCTCTCGGCATGGGTCGAGGAGGACTCGGGCATCCTGCCGATCACCGAGACGAAGATCACCGACGGTGCGGTGTCGACGCCGAAGCTGGCCGCAGGCTCGGTCACCTCGGACCAGATCGAGGCAGGCTCGATCAGCGCCGACAAGCTGGCCGCAACCCTTGTCCTCGCCTCGCTCCTCCAGACGGCTGAGACCGGCAACCGGGTGGAGATGGACGCAGACGGGTTCCGGGTCTACTCGGCTGACGAGGACCTGCTGGTCAACATGCCCACGGACGGCAGCCCGATCTTCATCAACGCCGAGCTGGTCGCCTCGTCCCTGTCGGTGGTCGGCGACGCGACCCTCAGCAGCGACGGCAACACCATGGGGCAGGCATCTGTCCTGACTCTCGACTCGTACCAGTCGGACCCCACACAGGCCCCCTCGTTGGCTCAGGGCTGGGCAACCGCGACGATGCCCTACGACGCGACCTACGACTACGCAGCGGGCAACATGCGCCGGTACAGCCTGTCGTACGACGCGGCGGGTGGCGCTGGTGGGACAACGAAGGTCTTCTGGACGATGATCTCCGCCGCGGGTGGTGTCCACTACCTCGCAGAGTTGCTGGCCTCGAACCGAACGGTCAACCGGGCGATCGAGGTTCTCAGTACCTACAACCCCGGATACGATCAGGTTTCCTGTGTTCGCCACGGTTCATACGTCTACGTCCTCTATCAGGATCACGTCACCTTCCAGTGGACAGTCAAGCGATACACCGCGTCTAGCCTGACACTCGACTTCACGTACAACGGTATCGACATGCCAGTCATCGCCACCCAGAGCCCGGTCATCGGCTCGGACGGGACCAACCTGTTCATCGCGGACAAGGGCTCCGGGTCCGAGACCATCAGATGGAACAAGTACAACTCGGGAATGGAGAAGCAGGGCTCGACCATCAACACGTCGTACAACAGCGGCAACGACGATCACGTACGGGGTATCTTCTGTGGCAGCGCCGACTTCGGGGCAGCCCGGATCGTCATCGCCACCGAGAAGTTCGGCACGGCGCACTCGTTCACCACGACGGGCACCCACCAGACCGACGAGTGCTTCCCGGTCAAGCCCAGCACCGTGGGCCTGACGTACGGCGACGCCCTCGCGGACGGTGCGCGGTTCTGGTCGATCGAGTCATTCGTCGGCGCGGCTTCGTACTCCCTTGTCAAGCATTCGACGTGGACATGGACCACGGCTTCATCGAAGTACTGGGTTGCCTACTCGTGGGCCGACTCACATGCCACGGGTGGAACCCACGAGACCGAGGTTGGCCCGATGGCCTCGATCACCATGGGTCGGCGCAAGCAGTTGACGATCACGGGCGTGGCCATTCCGTTTGGCGGTACTGACGATCCGAACAACCGGAAAATCTACATGGTGCCGAACGCATCGCAACCGGCAACAACCGCGCTCAAGCTTCAATCCACTGTCCCAACCATCTCGACGACGTTGTCGACGTACAACTCGGGCGGGGCCGCGCCACCGACGTCGAACAGCTTCTCGTCGGTCGCTGCCCCGGCGGAGATCCGCTCAGCGGCTGGCGAGTGGTCGCTGATGGGTGACGGGAAGATACGACTCGCCGGGCGTGATGCCTGGTTGCCAGCGAGCATCGGTGGATTCACCAAAGAAAATCCGTCTGCGTCTCTGACCGACGCGGCGATGGGCCGCTTCCACTCGGACAACACAGCGAGCTATATCCGGGCACCGATCGCAAATCGTGCAGGGCGGATCGTGGCTGTGGGCTGGCGATGCTCTACGGCCATCACGGCAGGCTCCATGACGATCAAGCCGCAGGTCGGTGGCACGTCGGTCACCGGCCCGGTCCTGACGAGCGCAGACGGCACCAGCGGCACCCACATCCTCGCCTCGCCGCTGGCCTTCGCTGTCAACAGCGGCATCGGCGTCCTGTTTACCACCAGCGGGACCTACGCCCCGACGACCAATGACTGGGCGGTCGAGCTGCTGGTCGAATACGAGCCGCTGCCCTGATGGACATCGTTCAGATGGCCAAGGACGTCGCGGCGCTGTCCGGCACAGCCATCCTCGCCCTGGTAATCCTGCTGTTGCTGATGGGCAAGCTGCACACCGATGGCGAGCTGGCGGCTACGAAATCAGCCAGCGATGCAGGGCTGCTCTACCGAGAGGTCCTGAGAAAAGAGGCGATTGATGACCGCCGGGCGTCAGACACTAGAGTCGAGAAACTCTCAGACAACCTCTACGCCTCCACCGAGCAGACCAAACGGGCACTCGACCTCATCGATGCCATGCTCGAAGAGCGACCCGTCAAGAACCCTCTCAAGAGGAGCATTCGTGGCTGAGGACAAAGACAAGGAATTCCACATCGAGACCCTCAAGGCCGCTGACGAGGCCCTGGCTCGGTCTGAACGGGCGCTCCGTGAGGGGCGGGAGCGGCTCAAGCGAGCCCTAGCGGCATACGAGGAGCGCAGACGTGCCCCAAGACACTGAATGGTTGGCCATCTTCAGCGCGATCAGCCTCGCCATCTTCGTTGGGCTAGTGCTGATCGCCTTCACCCGAATGTTCTGGCGGCTGGGCCAGTTCATCTTCCTCGGGGTGGCAGTCCCGAGCCTGCTGAAGCGCGACCTGCTCCTGTTCGGCTCGTTCTTCATCGTCTTCGGCATCGGGTCGTTTCTCAGGCGGATCTTGGGCTTGGCCTTGACGCAGGAGCCGGTGTGGATCGTTCCCACGACGCTGTTTGCCCTGGGGGCCACGGCGTACTGGGTCTGGGTCGAGTTCCACCTTGAGTCGTAGGCCACACCAGGATCGGCAGCGTGGGTAGCCGAATGAGGCGCGTTGCCAGCACATCGGAGCTGTAACACGCGCAAGGCCCGCAGATTGCAGCAGAGAGTGCGCTAGATACAGCTACGCCCCCCTGGGGAGGTACAAATTCTGCCAGGGAGGCGTAACTGCATGAAGAGAAACCCCGCCGAGTCATTTCACTCGGCACCTGAAACAGTATCACATTGGCCCTTGACTTCAAGCCCCGATGTGTTACTGTCCGGAGCGTCAAACAGACAACACCCACGACATGACGTGGGGCTGATCAGGAGCCACCATGAGGCGGCATCTGGTCAGGGATCTGTCTCTCGGTGACGAGGGCCTGGACTCCTGACGGGAGGTACCAGGCCCGTGGCCTACACCAGGCATCTCGACACCATGACGGTGGCGATCGAGACCCCCTTCTGGCGGAAGACTCACCGCCGCCCCGCCCAGATCACCATGCGCCAGTACAAGCTGCTGGTGAAGGTCTTCGACGGCTACACCGGGACCCAGCGCGAGCTGGCCCGCGAGACGGGCTACACCCTCGGTGGGGTGAACATGGCCCTCGACTCCCTGCACTCCCTCGGAGCCCTCGTGGTCGATACCACTAAGGGCCGTCTGGGACGGACGATCCTGCGTCTCCGACGGGGCGTCCGCATGCTCAGTCTGGGAAATGTTCAGGGACACTTCCCGTGGGGGAAGAGTTCTTCTAGAACGTCGTCCCAGGAGTCCCTGAACATTTCCTCGGACGAGTCGTTCGGGAGTGGTCTACAGGCGTTCCTGCAACTCCGAGAGACCCTCTTTGGAGGTGCGAGGTGAAGGCCGTCGACGCGCTGATCGACTTCACCATCGTGGCCGTCTTCGTCTTCTGCTCCCTGAGCGCCATCGGCGGTGTCATCATGGCTCTGTGGTCATGGCGATGAAGCCCTGGGAGCGAGAGCGCATCTACAGCAACAGCACCATCGCTCGTCCTGCTCCGAGGTACGAACGCGGTTCGCCCCGTGACCAGATTCGAGCTGCTGCCCTCATGGAACCGTGTCGTTGGGCTACACCAGACGAGCAGGGCTACTGCAAGCGCTGTGGCTGGCCTACTGTTGCCATCAAGGGGTCGACGTCGAAGATCGGCGTTGTTACCCCCGCCTATTTCCGTCACAAGCGGCCTCCGGGCTACACACACAAGCGACGTTCAGTTCTCTCACTATCGGAAGCGTCGGGTGGGGCTGATCGGGAAAACGATCCGGCGATCAAGTTTGTCAGACATAACATCAACTTCCGGAAGCGCACTGGCGCCGGTGACCGGATCGTTCTGCCTGATCCAGCGGAGTGGATCGCGTTCAACAGTGGCCGCAACGCAGTCTATCCCCAGGACGACGGCTCTCTGGCGATCGACCTCGGCAAGGGCAACCTGACGTACATCGACGCCGCCGACCGCGAGATCGGTGAGCGCTACCCCTGGCGGGTGGACACTCGCAGGCGGACGAGCTACGCCTTCTACCGGTACCCCCGGAGACGCATGATGATCACCCTTCACCGGGAGATCATGGGCCTCAAGAAGGGTGATGGACGGCAGGTCGATCACATCGACGGTGATGGCCTCAACAACCGCCGCGCCAATCTGCGTATCTGCTCCCCGCATCAGAACCTGATGCACAAGCGAGGCCACAGGGACTCCACCTCGGAGTACGTGGGCGTGCACTACTCGGCCAGCAGCAAGGCATGGCACGCCCAGGTACGGAGCAGGCATGTGGGTACGTTCACCAGCGAGATCGAGGCTGCCCTTGCTCGAGATCGAGTGGCCCTGGAGGAATTCGGTGCGTTCGCCTTCCTCAACTTCCCTGAGGAGGCATCCCCCCTGCGCAAGGAGTTCGAGTGGCTACAGCCAGGGTGGGTCGATACGAGCCTATTCGAATGGCGAGATGAGGATGGCACTGAGGGCAAGGTGACCATCAGCGACGAGGAGATGTCCTGCACCTGCACCACGCAGGACGAGAGACAGGGCTGCATCCATGTGCAGGGAGCCCTGTCCATGGCGTCAGAGGCGCTGGATTGAGGGGCCTCCGCTGAACATCGCTAGGCCCTGCCTCGACTGTGGTGCGCTGACCTACAACGGACGGCGCTGCCCCTCCTGCGCCCGGGCGTGCAACAGGCGCCGCAACAACGACCCCAAGAGGGCCGCATACAGGGCACCAGGCTACAGAGCGATGATCCTCAGTGGCAGGTGTGCGAAGTGTGGCTCAGGGCAGGACCTGACCCGAGATCACATCATCCCCCTGGTCAAGGGCGGAACGAACGATCCATCGAACATCAGGATCGTGTGCAGATCGTGCAACTCCCGGAAGGGCGCGAAAGTTCAGCAGAACGGCCCCTCGGTAACCCTCGCCAGCCACATTTCCGGTTACAAAAAGACCTGATGCCCACGACCGGCCCCGGCAACGCTGCTCGTCGTGTCCCAGATCCGAGTCCGGGACCATGGATGGAATGGCGCCAGAAGTCGCGCTACAGCCGTGCCGTGAGGTTCATCGAGACGTATTGCATCGTCCCGAAGGGCTACGGCGCGGGCAAGCCGATGCGCCTCGCGAAGTTCCAGAAGCGATGGCTCCGGAAGGCACTTGCTGCTGGCATTCGGGCCGCTGTTCTTCAGCTCCCCCGAGGAAACGGCAAGTCCACCTTCCTCGCCGCCATCGCGGTCTGGGCGGTGTTCGATCCCCGCCACGGCGACGCTCCTCAGGTCGCTGTGGTGGGGGTCACCGTCGGGCAGGCCATCAGAAACGTGTACGGCGTGGCCGCAGCCATGGTCGACATGAACCCAGAGCTGGCCAATCGGTCGATCCAGTTCACCGCCATCGGCGCCACCAGGCTGTTCGTGCCCTCGACGCGGGGTGAAATGTTCCCGATCGCCTCCCAGCCGGACACCCTTCAGGGCCTCGACCCGTCCGTGGCCATCAATGACGAGCTGGGATTTACCAGTCAGGAGACGTGGGACGCCCTGCTGCTCGCCTCGGGCAAGCGTCCCAACTCCCTCATCGTCGGGATCGGCACGCCCGGCGTCGACCGGGACAACGCGCTGTGGAACCTGCGCCAGCTCGTGATCGAGGGCCGTCCCCTACCGGGCATGACGTTCACCGAGTACGCGGCGCCCGACACCGCCGAGGTCCGCGACGAGAAGGCATGGAGGGTGGCCAATCCAGCCCTCGACGAGGGCTTCATGGACATCGACGCCCTGCGGATGGCCGTCGAGTCGAGCCCTGCGGTGTCGTTTCGCATCTTCAGGATGGGCCTGTGGGCCGAGGGACAGGACTCGTGGCTGGGCGATGACGGCCCGGCGGTCTGGGACAGCCTCGCCGAGCCCCTCGATTTCGACGCTGGAGTGCCCATCTGGGTCGGCGTGGACGCCGCTCTGACCAGAGATACGACCGCTGTCTGCTGGATCGGGCTGCGACCCGACGGGCGGATGCACGCGAAGGTCCGCATCTGGGTCCCGGCGAAGGACGAGCCGGTCGACCTGTTCGAGGTCATGGGCCACCTGCGCGACCTCGCCATCAAGTACCGGGTCGGCGCTGTCTCCTACGACCCGCGGTTCATGGACTGGCCAGCGCGGGTCCTGGCCGACGAAGGACTGCCCGTGGTCGAGCTGCCGCAATCGATTGAGCGCATGACGGGCATCTGCGGCGACCTCTACACGGTCATCAGGGAGCGCCAGATCACCCACGACGGCGATCCCCTGTTCCGGAGCCACGTGATGAACGCTGTTACCAGGATGAATGACCGGGGCTGGACCCTCTCGAAGAACAAGTCAAGGGGCCATATCGACGCCTGCATCGCCCTCGGACTGGCGGTCGACCGGGTCCGCAACAAGAAGAAGCCCCGGTCGCCCGTCGTTGTGCTCTAGATTTAACTGATCGTCTCCTCAAGGGCCGCGATCACCTTGTCGGGATGCATGTCCGGCAGCGAGTGGGTCTTGCCATCGTTGGTCCTGATCTTCACGGCTCCGTGCGTGCCCTCCCACGAGGCGACGTTCCGCATCGGGATCGTCGTGACGTGCTTCTTGAAGAACGCTCCGGTCTTGGTGATGGTGATGACCTTGTCGGTGATGACGAACCTCGTCATCGGGACGCCGCCTTGGAAGTTCATGAGCTAGACCTCAACTGATGCCCCACCCGAGGTCTAGCTCAGGCGGGGCATTGAAAGAAGCCGCTAGACCGGCTTGCCACTACGGTGCGCCCCCGTTGTTGAGCCGTCAAATATTGATTTGACAACAATGTGACTGACGCTAGGGTCCAGTCGGATGACGCGGCGTGCTCACCGGACGAAGAAGTCGGACCTTGTGGTCGAGTCTCTGGGCGTCCAGAAGTTCGCCGAGGGCCCGAACTTCTCCATCGGCGATCCGGCCTTCGCCGAGTGGCTGAAGCAGACCGGCTTCTATTCCGAGTCGGTCAACGAGGCGAGCGCCCTCGGGATCACCGCGTTCTACCGGGCCTGCGCCCTCATTTCAGGGACCATCGCGGGCCTGCCGTTCAAGGTCTTCGAGCGCAACACCGACGGGAGCCGGGTCGAGGTCGACCACTTCCTGACCGACAACCCGGCTGGGCCCTATGACATCAGCCCGTTCTCGTGGATGGAGATGCTGATGCTCCATCTGCTGATCCAGAACGAGACGTTCCTGGAGCACATCTACAACGAGGGCGGTGAGCTGATCGGGATGTGGCCCGTCCACCCGCTGGCCGTGAACAAAGTCGAGTGGGACGGCCCCGAGAAGATCTTCCACCTGACCCTCAAGGGCGGCGGGGACAAGCAGCTCAAGACCGAGACGATGACCCAGATCCTCGGCATGACGACCGAGGGCCTGCGCGGTATCTCGCCTCTGACCGTCCTGCGGCGGTCCCTCCAAACGACGATGGCCGGTGAGATGGCTGCCAACCGCAGCTTCACCGGTGGGCATCTGATCGCCGGCCTCGTCACGACTGAGGAAGACGTCGACCTCACCGAGGCGAAGAAGATCAAGGACGACCTGAACGCGAAGCTGAAGGGTCCGGAGAACGCTGGCGACATCGCATTTGTCAACCGTCAGCTCAAATTCTCCCCGTGGACGATGAGCAATGAGGACGCTCAGTTCATCGAGGCTCGGGGGCTCCAGGTTCAGGAGACCGCGCGGATGTTCGGGCTGCCGGTCAGCCTGCTGTCGGTGTCGGGCGCCGTCTCCAACTGGGGCACCGGGGTCAGCGAGAGCTTCCTCGGTCTCCAGAAGTTCGTCCTCACCGGCTGGACCTCGCGCATCGAGTCGGCCCTCCAGAAGATCCTGCCCGTCAACCAGTACGTCGAGTTCGACTTCAAGGGCTTGCTGTCGGGCACTCCGAAGGACGAGATCACGCTGCTCATCGAGCAGGTCAAGGCGGGCATCCTGACCGCCGACGAAGCTCGCGAAATCATGAATCGAAAGCCCTTGCCTCAGCCCGTCCAGCTACCGGCGCCAGCCGCCGTCCCAGATCGAGAAGAAGGAGCCGCGTAGATGTCCAGCGAAACAGTTCGCAATCTTGGTTTCGAGGCCGATCTGGCTGTCGTCCAGGCGCTCGATGCGCAGGCGATCCAGGACGACACGCCGGTGCTGTCGAGCGCGATCGACACCGGAAGCGCCGCCCACCGCCGCAAGCGCATCTTGCTGATCGCGCATTCGAAGGAAGTCACCGGCACCGCCCACACGATGGCCTTCACGGTGACCGAGTCGGCCACCTCGGGCGGCACCTACACCGCAGCGACCACGAGCGGCACGCTGACCGCCAGCGCCGACGACAGCGTGACCCGGGTCGCGACGATCCGACGCAACAAGGCGAAGCCCTGGATCAAGGTCACCGCGACCGGCGGCCACGGCGACGTCGACGTCCTGGTGTCGGCTCAAGTCATGTTTGTGGGCTTCTGATGGAGCGGCGTCGCTCCCTTGATCGCCCCAATCGGTTCGGCCCGGCGGCTTCTGAGCCGACTCCTGAGCCTGCTCCGGAGCCGCCTTCTGAGCCAGTTGAGGCCCCCAAGCCGAAACGCCGCAAGAAGGCCGCCAATGGCTGACCGCATCGTCTTCGGAGCCACCGCCGAGGTCACTGGGCGCACGCTGTCGGGCGTCGCCCACACCTTCGGCACGACCACGCTCATGGGCGAGAAGTACGTCAAGTTCGAGCGGGGCGCCTTCGACGAGGCCCTGACCCGCAGCGACGTTCGAGCCTTCTGGAACCACGACGCCCGGCTCCTGCTGGGCTCCCAGCACTCTGGGACCGTCCGGGTGAACGCCGAGGACGACGGGCTGCACTACTCGATCGATGTGGCCAACACGTCGTATGCCGACGACATGCTGGCGCTCATCGACCGGGGCGACCTCGCTGGGATGTCCTTCGGGATCGTCCCGGGCAAGGTCAAGACCAGCAAGGCGGCTGACGGCAAGCAGATCGTGACCCACCTGAGCGTGGCTGATCTGTTCGACGTGTCGCCTGTGTCCATGCCCGCCTTCACCAGCGGCACCACCATCGCCCGCCACTCAGCGTCCGTTCCGGGCGAGTCGGTGGCCAGTCAGGCAATCAAGGCCCGTCAGCGGGCCCGAGCAAGGGAGTAAGGAATGCGAACGCCCGAAGACATCATGGCCGAGATGCAGGCCCTCGTGGACGCTGCTGAGGCCGAGGATCGGTCGCTCACGGACGACGAGATCGAGACCTACGGCACTGCCGAGGCCGAGCTTCAGGCCGTCAACAAGACCGGCAACATCAAGGCCCGCCACGAGGCGTACAAGCAGCCCGTGTTGGGCATCGCTGGCGCCGTGAAGGCCGTCGACAAGAAGGACGAGGCGCTTGACTTCGCCTTCGACCAGTACCTCCGCACCGGTCATGCCAGCAACGAGCTGCGGTTCGCCCAGACCGAGGGCACCGCATCACAGGGCGGCTACCTCGTGCCCGACGGCTTCCGGAACAAGCTCGTCGAGAACATCACCGCGATCGGTGGTCTCCAGAACGAGGCCGAGATCCTCAACACCTCGACCGGCAACCCGCTGGAGTGGCCGACCGTCACGTCTGGCCACGGTGAGTCGGACGATCAGGCCGACGTCGTGGCCGAGGGTGCCGCATCGGCAGTCGGTGAGGACATCGTGTTCGGCACCGCCACCCTGGGCGCCTACCGCTACGCCTCGACCGGCACCGGCAACCTGCCGATCAAGGTCTCGGTGGAGCTGCTTCAGGACGCCGCGTTCGATGTTGGCGCCTACGTTGCCAAGGTCCTCGGACGCCGGATCGCCCGGAAGTTCGCCAAGGACATCATCCAGGGCTCCGGCTCAGGCGAGCCGCTCGGCCTGCTCCAGGGCACCGACGGAACGGTCGAGCTGGCGGGCGGCGGGGCGATCACCTACGCCAAGCTGCTCACGCTGGTCCACTCCCTTGATCCCGAGTTCCGCCGCTCTTCGAAGTGGCTGTTCAACGACGACACGGCAGCCGAAATCGAGGCCCTTGAGGACAACAACAACCGACCGCTGCTCGTCAACGGCCTTCAGGGCATCGAGGGCAGCGTCTCTCGACCGACCCTCTTGGGCTACCCGGTCGTGATCGATCAGGCCGCGAAGGACTCGGCCAACGATGTCAAGTTCGCGGCCTTCGGCGATCTGCGCGAGGCATACGTGATCCGTCGCGTGCGAGACGTGCAGGTCCTCGTCAACCCCTACGCCGCCACCGGCTACGTGGTGTACGACGCCTGGGCCCGGATGGACGGCACGGTGCAGAACGCCACCGCCTACGTGACCCTCGAAGGCGAAACGTAAACCACTCTCTGGCTGGGGCCGACCCTCCACGGTCCCAGCCAGAACACAAAGGAGTAGTCAATGGCAGCCGGTGCCTGGGTGTTCACGAACACCGCACGAACGAAGATGCTCGATGGCCAGTTCGCCATCGCGGCCGATACCTACAAGATGGCGCTGATTCTCAGCACGTCGAACCTGACGGCGGCGTCTACGACCTACGCGGGCGTGACCAACGAGCACGCCAACAACAACGGCTACACCACGGGTGGCATCGCTGTTGACCTGACCCTCGCCGGTACCACGACCGTCACTGCGGACATCGCCACTGACCCCGTGTGGACCGCTTCGGGCGGCAGCATCACGGCTCGCTGGGCGATGATCTACGAAGACGGCGGCGACGTGCTGTGCTTCGCATTGCTCGACGATGCTCCCGCTGACGTGACAGCCACGGACGGCAACACGCTGACGGTCGCGGCCCACGCCTCGGGGGTCTTCACGCTGGCCTAGCTCCGTGGCGATCAGCCTGATCCAAGGCCCGAATATCGGGAATAACGGCACGGGTGACACCGTCCTGGACCTCGGCTTCGGGTCGTCTCCTTCGTTTGAGGTTGGCGATGAGGTAGTCGTAGCCGTCGCTGTCAACCAGACGTCGGATGTCGATGCGATTTTCAGTTACGCCAAGGCATCGGGCACAGTGGTTCTTGGCGCATTTACGGAACTCGCCACCGTCCAGACGCCGAGTGTCTATCTTGCGATTGCCCGCGCCCGGGTAACGACGCCGGGCACGATGACCGGCGTTCGTGTCGGTCTGACAGATTCTTTCAAGGCGGCTGGGAATGTCCGTGTTCTTCAGGGGACCTCAGCGGCGGCGTGGACGAATACGAATAGCGGCAGCGGCAGCTCGGACTCTCCGGGTTCGGGGTCGATCAGTTCGATTGCCTCGGATTCGTGGCTGCTCGGTGCGGCAGCCGTTGAAACCATCGTCAGCGTGTCTGCCGAGGACTCGGAGTTTGATCAGTCGGCCACCGTTGCGTCATCGAGTGGTGGCGGTTCCGGTGCCACGAAGATCACGTCGATCACCGAGGAGGATCGGACCCCGGCCACTACGGACCAATGGGCGATCACCATATCGAGTTCGCAGCCGTGGGCTGCCGCGATCGTCGAAGTACCAGCCGTTGCGTCCAGCGTCACCGTCACGCCAACGACGGCATCGCTGGTCTCGTCGCTGTTCGCGGCCACGGTCGCCATCACGAACCCCCAGCTCGTCACCCCGACGACCGGCGCGCTGGTCTCGGCCACCTTCGCGCCAACGGTCAGCGTTGCCAGCCACCAGACCGTCACGCCGACGACGGCCAGCCTCACCACGGCGACGTTCGCGCCGGTCGTGGCCACCACGGACCACCAGACGGTCGTACTGGACCTCGCCACGCTGGCGACGGCGGCGTTCGCGCCGACGGTCACGCTCTCGGACCACCTGACGGTCGTTCCGACGACCAGTCCGCTGAGCCTGACGAGCTTTGCTCCCTCGATCGGGCTCAGTGACCACATCGCGGTTACCCCGGACGTCACGGCACTCGCAACGGCCACCTTCGCCCCGACGATCGGGGTTTCCGACCACCGGTTCGTTACCCCGGATGTCGCGTCGCTGGTCCTCTCGACGTTCGCCCCGACCATCACCCTGGGCGACCACGTCGAGGTCACGCCCGACGCGGTCAGCCTCGCCCTGACGGCCTTCGCCCCGACGATCGCAACGACCGAAAACCAGCTCGTCACGCCCGATCTGGCGACGTTGGCGCTCGCGAGCTTCGCGCCGGACATCGTCGTCGGTGTCACGGTCACGCCTGGAATCAACGCGCTAACGCTGGCGGCGTTCGAGCCCACGATTGGCATCAGCGACCACCTGACGGTCGTTCCGGGCGTCCTGGGGCTTTCGACAGGGGCGTTTGCCCCGGACGTCACCGCGTCAGACCACCAGACGGCCATCCCAACGACCGCTGCCCTGCTGCTGACCGGCTTCGCTCCGTCCGTGGGCTCTCCGATCACCGTCACGCCGGACGTCGCGACCCTCGCCCTGACGGCCTTCGCCCCGAGCGCCTCGACCTCCGAGCA